TTTTTAGATGTAGTTGATCTATCAGGCTCATTAACATCAAACGCTGGTGCTAATGCCATACTATTTACAAATGCAACTTCAAATTGGATATATTATAGTACTGCAGGTGTTGCTGCTCCTACTGCAACTACTAGAAGCGCTGGTACAAAAATAATATTATATCCTAATATTGGTGCAGCTTCTGTTGATTATGCTATAGGTATAGAGGGTAGTACTTTATGGCAATCAGTAGCTACAACATCAAATCAATTTAAATGGTATGCTAACGTAACCAATTTTATGTCTGCAAATACTACCGGTTTGTATCATACTGGTTTAGTTAACGCAACTACAGTAAACGCAACGACTCTTTCTACTACTAGTTTCACTGCTAATTCTACGCTAGTTAACGCTGCTGCTCTTAACGTTACTAATCAAATTAATACTGCTACATTATACGCAACCACATCAGCTAATATTGCATCTGTAGTGCAGGCTAATACTAGCGGTCTATTTAATACAGCAAACACAACATTAGGTTCTGATTCTGCTGATAGAATAACATTTAATGCATATGCAGCAAGTAGTTTAATACCTGCAGCTAATGCAACTTATGATTTAGGCGCACCAACTACTGGTTATTATAAGAATGTTTATTCTAATGCCTTTATTGGTACTACTGGTTCGTTTACTGGAGATCTAACTGTAGGTGGTAATCTTACAATTACAGGGTCTTCCGTATCACTATCAGGTAACACGGTAGCTTTCACTGATAACATGATATACCTTAATAATGGTGTTTTAGCTACTATTACTAGTATTTCAAGTAACGGTACTCATGTAGTATTTACTGCTAATAATAATTTTTCTGCAGGGTGGGATGTAACTGTTACTGGGGTTACTCCAGCATCATATAACGGAACATATTTAAATATTTTTGCCGCTAACTCAACAACATTTACAGTTGCTAATACAAACGTTGATGCTTTTGTTTCTGGAGGTACAGCTAGAGGTAAATCAGATGCTAATCCAGATCTAGGTTTTGCAGCAGGTTATAATGATGGTACTTATCATCATACTGGTTTCTTTAGAGATGCATCTGATGGTAGATGGAAAGTATTTGATAACTATTCTCCAGAACCAGATACTTCTATCTATATTGATACTACAGATGCTTCTTTCCATATTGCAGACTTTGAAGCAAACAGTATATATGGTGGTAACACGACAGTAGACTGGTTTGTTGCTAATGCAACTGGTATCTATCACACTGGTACTGTAAACGCCACATCACATACTGTAGGCACTTCTTTTACTGCTAACTCAACAGTTGTTAACGCTGTTGCTTATAACATTAGCACGACATTTATTGCTAATACTACTGGTGTTTACCATACAGGTACTATTAATGCAGCTTCATTTACAGTAGGCGCTTCTTTAGTAGCAAATTCAACAGGTGTGTATCACACTGGAACTGTTAATGCTGCATCATATACTATTGGCACCACATTAATAGCCAATACAACAGGTATATATCATACAGGTACTACTTCACAGTCATTAACTGTAGGTACATTAGTTTTAAACGGTTCTTCAGGATCTATAGTATTAGATAGTAGCGGACATAAACGTATAAGTTGGAATGATGGTGCTGGCAACTTTAATATAAGAGCTGGCAACTTTATGGATGGAGTATCTGTAAAATACGCCGCTGACGGTGCTACATCAGGTGGTGCTGCGACAATTCAACTGTCTTCAGACGCTGCTGACGGTACTGTATCTCTATTTACTGCACCTATAGGTGCTAACGGCACTGCAGTAACATACTCAACGTCACTTGTATTAAATACTACATTTACCGCAATAACTGCTAATCTTTCAGTTGCTGGTAATACCACAGTAACTGGGTATGTTAATGCTACATCATCAGTTAACACTGCTTTATTTACTGTAGGCACTTCTTTTACAGCTAACTCTACTGTAGTTAACGCTGTTGCTTACAATATTAGCACTACATATGTTGCTAATACTCTAGGCTTGTATCATACAGGTACTGTAAACGCTGCATCGTATTCAGTTGGTACTGCATTTACTGCAAACAGCACCGTAGTAAATGCAGTTGCTTATAATATTGGTACTACATATGTTGCTAATACTTTAGGTTTATATCATACAGGAACTGTAGGAATAGGAACTGCTCATACTTCTGTTATCGGGTTAAATATAAACAAAACTTATACTACAGATGCATCTACTTATGGGTCTTATACTTCAGCTTTAATTCAAAACACCACTTTAACAGCGGCTAGATCATACTTTGGGCGTGATGGAGTTGTTCAAAATATATCTGAAAATAAAGATTCTTTAGGAACACCTTTAAATAGTACTGTATTTGGAAGTAGATCACTAGTTTATAATGGTAATAGTACAGCAACATCTGATGCGTTTGCAGCTGCGCTGGAAGGTTATAGAGCTGATGTTAGAAATTATGCAAACGGAGCATCTTCAAACACTGTAACAACAGCTAGAGGTGTTTATTCTTTAGTACGCACGTTCAGTACAGGTACAATAGGTACTGCTTATGGTGTACAATCACTAATACAACCTGCAACTGCAAACGCAACACTAACCGGTAATATAACTACAGCGTTTGCATATTCTGCTTCTGTAGGTTTAAATTCTGCTAATGCTTCTATAACTAACGGTTATTTGTATTATGGTAATTACCCAGTCTCTGCTAACGTAACAAATAAGTACGGTATAGTAATGACCGGTGAAGATTATAACTCTGTTGATAGCATTTTAGCAGCAGGTGGTGGCTTCCAACACAGACATACTACAAATAGAAACTTAACTATTTACGCCGGCTATGCTGCTGGTTTTATACATAAATTTACAATAGCTTCAGGCAACACAGTAACTGTTGCCTCTGATGCTTACATGAAAATACTTTAAGAGGGTTAAAATGAGTACATTAGTAGTTGATAATATATTAACAAATACAGGAACCAACTCTTACATTTCAACTGGGTTTATAGGTACCGGTTTCCATAATATGGTTGCCTTAATCGCTACTAACGCAACCTGGCCTATTCCAACTAACGTTCAGAGGTTTAGAGTAACTGTAGTTGGCGGTGGTGGCGGTGGAGGTGGGTCCGCAGTTGCAACTGCAGGACATACTGGAGGTGGTGGCGGTGGTGGAGGAGTAACTATTGCACACTTTGACGTTGTTGCAGGACTAACTACACTAAACGTTACAGTTGGCGCTGCTGGAACTGCTGGTGCTGCAGCTGGTAACGGAGGTGCTGGTGGTACATCTTCAGTAGTTTATAACGCAGTAACTTATCAGGCTACAGGTGGTGGTGGCGGGCTACTTAGCGCTGCAGCTGGTGTTGCAGGTGGTGCTGGTGGAGTAGGTTCAGGTGGTGATGTTAACTTAACAGGTGAAGCAGGGGCACCTGGTGGCTTATCTTCAGGTACCTCACCTAGAACAGGTCAAGGTGGATCAAGCGCTTTAGGATTTGGAGTAGGTGGAACGATGCCTACTGCAGTGGCAGGAGCTGCTGGTTCTGCAGGAAGCGGTTTCGGTGCTGGTGGTGGCGGTGGATACGGTGGTACTGCTATTACAACTCGTGCTGGAGCAGCTGGAACTGCAGGTGTAGTAATTATACAATACTAAGGAGAACATTATGATAAAAAATTATTTAATTATGGACTCTTCTAACAATTATATTAATGTTATAGTAGCAGAAAATCAAACTAAAGCAGAACAAGCTTTTCCTAATACTTACATAGTTATAGAAGATACTGATTCTAGATATAATGATTATTTACAAGATCTAGTAGCAAACAATTACTATAAAACACCACCTGCATAAATACTATAAAACAGGATGTAACCAATGGCAGTTCCAAGAACTAGAGCAGAATTTAAAGAATACTGCTTAAGAAAATTAGGTAAACCAGTAATCGAGATTAATGTTGATGACGATCAAGTAGAAGATCGCATCGATGAAGCATTAAAATATTATATGGATTATCACTTTGATGGTACTTCTAAAGTATTTTATAAGCATGTTTTTACTGAAAGTAATTTACCAGGTAGTATTTCAGAAATCAACGTAGTTGATGGTGGCTCTGGATATGCTAATTCAGATGTAGTAGTTATAACTAACGGTGCTGGAGATGTAGACGGCGCTGGTGCTACTGCTACAATTACAACCAATGCCAACGGGGTCATTACTTCAGCTACTATAACAAATAACGGAACAAAATACAGAAAAGATCCTACTATCTCAATTACTTCTGCAACCGGTGTAGGTGCAGATCTTAGAGGCTATGTAGGAGGCTATGTTCGTTTACCAGATAATATTATTGGTGCTATTAATATTTACGATATAGGCGATTATATTAATACAAATAATATCTTTAATATTAGATACCAGATAGCTTTAAACGACTTGTATACTTTAGTATATCAATCTATGGTACCTTATTACCAGGCATTCCAGCATATTCAATTATTAGAACAACTTTTAGTTGGTAAGCAGCCTATTAGATACAATAGACATACTAATAGATTATATGTTGATGTTAACTGGAATAAAATTGCAGTAGGTAACTATTTAATTGTAGAGGCTTATCAAGTCGTAGATCCATTAGAATTTCCGGATGTGTGGTCTGATAGATGGCTTCAAACATATACTGCGCAGCTTATTAAACGACAGTGGGGTATGAACCTTTCTAAATTCTCAGGTATTCAAATGCCTGGCGGAGTTACGTTCAATGGTGATAAAATTTACGTTGATGCTCAACGTGAGATAGAAAAGTTAGAAGCTGAAATGATTAGGTCTTATAGCCTACCAGTTATGGATATGATAGGGTAATGGCAACCTCACAATACTTTAATAATATTGGTGCTAGTAATGAGCAAAATTTAATCGAAGATTTGATTGTAGAAGCAATCAAAATCTACGGTATAGACATGTACTATATTCCTAGAACCACTATTAATAAAGATAATGTTTTTAGAGAAGGTGAAACATATTCATTTGGTACTGGTATTAGTATAGAAATGTATTTAAAGAGTGCTAATGATTTAATGGGTGAGGGTGAATTCTTATCTAAGTTTGGTTTGGAAGTAAGAGATCAACTTCAATTTGTTATCTCCCAGAGATCATTCGATCAAGAAATAACTTCTCTTACTAATAAAGCGAGACCTTTTGAAGGTGATTTAGTTTGGTTTCCATTAACTCAGGCTCTTTATCAGATTAAATTTGTTAATAAAAAACCAGTATTTTATCAATTAGGTGCACTACAAGTTTATGAAATGACTGTAGAATTGTTTGAATATTCAAGTGAAATATTTAATACAGGCATACCAACTATTGACAACCTTTATAATGCTTATAGCATGGTTACTAATGATTATATACTATTAGCTGAAAACGGTAATGAGCTTGCTACAGAGAATGGTATATTCTTAACATTAGAAGAATTTAAAGCTTCAGATGTTGATCAAGCAAACGCTGAAAATGAATATTTTGAAAGCGAAGCCGCTAATTTTGTAGACTTTACAGAAATAGATCCGTTCTCAGAAGGGCGTAGAACATAATGCTATCAGCTCCTTTTTATCATCAACTTTTTAGAAAATATATTATTATATTTGGTACATTATTTAATAATATTAAAATAGATAGAACTTTACAAAGTGGGTCTAAACAAACTATTTTAGTTCCAATAGCTTATGGTCCTAGAGATAAATTTCTTGCTCGCGTAGATGATAACCCAACAGCTATCTCACAAGTTAGTACTATTCTACCTCGTATAGGATTTGAAATAGAAAATCTTAGATATGCCCCAGACAGAAAATTAAATACTATAGGTAAAAAAGTATCTAAAAACAATTTAAATGGTAATAGTGTTTATAAGAGAGTTTATAATCCAGTCCCGTATGATCTTAATTTTACTATGTCTATTTTAACTAAAACTAATGAAGATGCTACTAAAATTGTAGAGCAAATTCTTCCTTATTTTACTCCTGAATGGACAGTAACAGCAAAGTTACTAGAAGATTTTGATGATGTAACAGATATACCATTAGTTTTAAATAGCGTAACTGCGCAAGATACCTATGATGCAGCATTTACTACTAGAAGAGCAATAATATACACTCTTAAATTTACTATGAAATGTTATTTCTATGGGCCTGTTAATGAGGCCAAGCTTATTAAAATCTCTAAAGTCAATTTTTATACACCAGAATACAAAAAGCCATATACTGGTGATTATACTAATGAAGTCGCATCAAGAGTAACTATACAGCCAGGGTTAACCGCTAACGGTAATCCTACTACTGATATTACTGAAACAGTTTCTTATACACAAATTGATGAAGAAGATAATTGGGACTTTATAGTTACTATAGAGGACTTCCCTAATGCAAACACCTAAAAGAGAAGACCCGATTGCAGAATCTTTAGGATTAGAACCAATGAATACTGTATCTAAAATAGGTGATGTTTTACCTGCAATAAAAGCTGAAAAAAATAACGATTATGAATATGCGCGTACTAATCTCTATAGTATAATAGAGAAAGGTCAGAATGCTTTGGATGATATTATTGATATTGCTAAACAATCAGAGTCTGCTAGAGCATTTGAAGTAGCAACTAATCTTATTAAAACTATGACAGAAGCAAATAAAGATTTATTAAATCTTGCTAAAGTTAAAAAAGAATTGGATAAAGATAACAATGTGCCAGAAAAACAAGTGACAAATAATAATTTATTTGTAGGTTCTTCAGCTGAACTACTTAAAATGATAAAAAATCCACAAAATGCAACAGAATGATACTGGTTACTTAGGTAATAAAAACCTTAAACGTAGAGATGTTACTTTACAATTTAATAAAGAACAAATTGAGGAATATATTAAATGTTCTCAAGATGTAAATTATTTTTGCTCAAAATATGTTAAAATTGTATCTGTAGATAAAGGGCTGGTTCAATTTAGTCCTTATGAATATCAAAAGAATATGTTTAAATCTTTTGATAATAATAGATATACTATATGCAAAATGCCTAGACAGGTGGGTAAGACTACCGGTGTTGTAGGCTATATGTTACACAAAATATTATTTAATGAAAATTTTAATATAGCAGTACTTGCTAATAAACAAGTTCAAGCTAGAGAAATTTTAGCTAGAATTCAATTAGCTTATGAATGGCTACCTAAGTGGTTGCAGCAAGGTATTATTGAATGGAATAAAGGTAATATAGAGTTAGAAAACGGATCTAAAATCTTAGCTTCAGCTACATCATCTTCTGCAGTTCGTGGTCAATCATATAATTTGATATATCTAGACGAGTTTGCATTCGTGCCTAGAAATATACAGGATATGTTTTTCGCTTCTGTGTTTCCTACTATTTCATCCGGTCAAACATCAAAGCTTATTATTACTTCTACTCCTAATGGAATGAATCTTTTTTATAAAATTTGGACAGATTCAGTTAATGGAAATAATTCATATGCTAGAGTAGACGTTCATTGGTCTGATGTTCCAGGTAGAGATGAAGCCTGGAAAGAAGAGACAATAAGAAATACTTCTGTAGATCAATTTAGACAAGAATTTGAATGCGAGTTCTTAGGTTCTGCTAAT